TTAGCTGATCCTCCGGCTGCGTTGAATGCTACGATCGACTTCGGTGCCGATCTGGACCTTGGTCTGTCGTTCCACACGGCCTTCGACGGCCACATTGATGACGGTGGGCTCGCTGCGCCGCTCCGAGCCTCTGGCGCGCTGCATGCTCTCCTCGTGGGGCAGGACCGTGCCTGCCGTGCGCGGCTGGAACCACTCCGGACCCTGCTCGCCCACCCAGTAGCCGCGGCCTTCCAGCACGTCGCCGCCGCTGGCGCGGGAGCCGCCGAAGGAGCTGAAGATGCTGGCCAGGCCGGCTAGCCATCCGCCTTCGCCACCACCTGCCGCCCCGCCGTTGGTGCTGCCCATCTGGCCGAATAGCTGGTCGACCCAGTTCTGCGCGATGCGCTCGGCGATCATGGCCGAGATGTTGCTCAGCATGTCTTCGAAGGCGTCGCCGATGGACTTCGTACCCGTCAGCACGTCGCTGAAGAAGTCTTGGAACTCGCCGCGCCAGTCGTCCATGAAGGAAGCCTGCTCGGCGTTCTCCATGATCTTGCGGTTCGTCTCGGCGATGGCGTCGCCGTACTTCTGGATCTGCTCGGTGTCCAGGCCGCGCAGCTGGATCGCGGTGGCGCGCTCGGCGTTCGTCAGTTTCATCAGGTCCAGCTCGAACTGCAGGTCCTTCAGCAGCTGCCGGCCGGGCTCCAGGCGCTCTTGGAGGGCCTCCACGTTGCGCTCGTGTTCCTTCCGCAGGTTCTCCTGAGCCCGGGTCAGCTCGTCGCTGCCGATCGCGCCCTTGGCGGCCAGCTCGTTCAGTTCCTCGAGGTCGCGCGCGTAGCGGTAGTTCGCGTCCGCCACCGGGCCGGACAGCTGCGCCGCCCACGCCTCGAACTGCGTGCGGGCGCGCTCCTCCTCCTCCAGCAGCTTGGCCAGCGCCTCTCGGTCCTCAATCAGGGAGTCCGCCAGCGAGTACGCGCCGCGTCCCTTGCCGCCTCCTTTGCCACCGCCACCTCCGCCGGCGGCGCCCGCCGTGGCCGGAGGGCGGATGTTGACCTGCACGCCTCGGCCCCGGCCATTGCCAGTGCCGCTGGACTGGTAGTTCAGCAGGGCATCGATGCGGCGGACCTCATCAACCATGGCGTCGTACGCACTGAAGTCGCGCCCGCCGGTCAGGCGTTCCAGAAGGTTGCCTTCCTCCTGGCGCCACTGCTTGCCCAGGTCGATGTTCGCCTGCAGCTGCTTCCTGCGCTCCTTCAGCGCCTCGCTGCTGGCGTCACTCAGCGCCAGGCTGCCCGAGCCGAGCTGGCTGACCTGGCGCATCTTGTCGATCCAGGTGATGGCGTTCGCCGCCGCGTTGGCGACGTCGGCCATGTCCCGCACCAGGTTGGCGAAGGCGCTGCGGGTGGCCGACGACTCCAGGGTGGCTGTCAGTGAGTTCACGCCGTCCTTCAGGCCCTTGAAGCTGCCGGCATCGCCTTCCAGCAAGTCGCCGGCGGCGTTCTTCAGCGCCTCGAACGCGCCGCCCAGCGTATCGCGCGCGGCTCTCGCGGATCCGCCGAACTGGGTCTCCAGCTCCTTCAGAATGATCCGCTGTGCGTCCGCCACGCGGCCGGTCTCGCTCAGCGTCTCGATCATCTGGCGCTGGTCCTTCGAGAACTGCACGCCGGCCTCGGCCAGCGCTGCCACGCCCTTGACCGGATCGTTCAGCGCCTTGCCCACCATCTGGGCAGCGGAGTTCAGGTCCTTGTTCAGCGCGGTGGCCATGTCCAGCACCGCCTGCGTCGCCACCGGGAAAACGTCTCGCCCGATCTGAGTGAAGGTCAGCAGCAGCGACTGCGCGGTGGTGATGCTCTCGTCCCCGAACGTGGACATCTTCTGTAGCTCACTGGACATCGCCAGGATCTCGTCGGCTGCCAGGCCGGCCGCGCCCTTCGTCGACTTCAGGACCGCGTCCAGCTGCGCCTGCGCCTTCTCGGCCTCGATGGTCGACTTGATCACCAAGGCCAGGCCTGTGGCCGCCACGCCGGCGCCCGCGGCGATCGCGGTGCCGATGGCCTTTCCTGTGGCTTGGAAGGCCTTGCCCATCTCCCGGGCGCGCTTCTCTGCGCGCTTGGAGTCTGTTTCGAAGCTCCCCGTGCGGAGGAGCAAGTCAATCACGATCGAGCCGGCCGTAGCCATGGTTTAGGCCTCCGGCTCGGCTTCCGGCAGGTTGACCCTGCAGATCGTCATGATGGCGCCAGCCAGAGCCTTCGCTACGTCAATCTTCAGCTTTGAAGCTTGCTCCGCCGTGAGGACCGGCTTCCCGGTCTCGTCGCACAGGGATGCGGCTATCAGGTACGGCAGCGCCATGACTCGCGTCTGCTCGTCCTCGGAGCGCTGGCGATCACCGAACCGGAAAATCTCGGAGGCCGGCAGCTCCATGAAGTGCATGTCGTGCACGGAGCCATCGCCGAGCATCACTTTCCGGATCTGGGGCTCCTCGCTTACGAACACGCCTGCTGGAAATTTCATCGCAACTCCCTTGTTTTCAGGGCTCCGGACCGCCTGAACAGGCCTCGGAGCGAAAATCGGTTTTCTGCCCATAAATTCGCTTTCCACGGGAAAATGGACAGGAATCGGCATTTGATTCGGAATCTCGCCCCACAAAAAAAGTCTGCGAATGCGGCGAGGGCTGGTGTCCGCTAGGCGGCTTCTGCCACGTCGTCGGTGCCCCCCCGGTGGAAGTCAGGCGCGCGCGTCAGGTTTCTGATCACGCCGTGCGGCGTCTGCAGCTCCCAGGTGCCTCGCTCGTGGCTGTACCGTGCGATCCACTTGCCTGCCTTCCTTGGCTCTGTGGGCGCGCTCCTCGGCGCTGCTGTGGCCTTCCCGAACGGGTCCTCTGACTGGTCACGCTTGGCCAGCGCTTCCAGGCTGTAGTTCTGCTGCTGCAGGTAGACGGAGTCGCCACCGGTGAGCGGCGGCAGGTTGAAGCGCTTGCGGGCCTCGTTCGGTGCCTTGATCCCGTTCTTCACCAGCGTGCCTTCGACCTCGGCCTGGCTCTTCGCATCCATCCGCAGCAGCGGCTCCAGGTCCAGCTCGATGCCCACGTCGTCGCCCAGGTTCAGACCCTGGTCCAGGCAATCCTCCATGCTCTCAATGCGCGCCTGCAGTGCGTCGGTCAGGTACATCAGGTTGAGGTCGTCGACCTTCATGCCGGCCGGGATGCTGCCGATGCCGATCTTGAAAGGCGGGATGCCGAAGGCGTGGCAGATCTGCTCATCGCTGTATCGCAGCTGCTCGACGAGCTGGCTGTCGATCGACTTGAAGGCGAACGGCGTGAACTTCATGTCCGCACCGATCACGCCCACCTTGCCGCGGTTGGTCCCGGTGAAGTTGTCGTCCCAGTACTTCTTCAGGGCTTCCGCGTCCGTCTCGCTCATGCCTGCCGGAGCGCTGATCAGGCCGCCAGGCTGGGCGCCGTTGGCGAAGAAGTCGCTGGCGTTCTCCTGGATGCGGACGTTCTTCGTGGCCGCCAGGCGCGCGGCCTCCAGTGGCGCCACGCCGATCAGCGGGTGAAACAGCGCCATCTCCCGGTCGTGGATGATGTGGCGCGCCGGCACCGTGATCTGCTCGCCAGAGTGCCCGGACAGGCTGTTGCCGTTGTAGGTGATCTGGTAGAAGACCGTGCCGGCCTCGCCGACCAGTACCTGCACCTGCGTCGGGTCCAGGACGTATAGCTTCGACACCACGCCGCGCTCGTCGTATTCCTTCAGCACGTACGTGTTGCCGGCCTGTAGCTTCGACTGGATCCAGTCCGAACGGAATTGGCCGGCGGTCTGGTAGTGATTCGGCTTCCGCAGGAGCGCGCTGTACGCCGCGTTTCGCTCCACCTGCCACAGGCCGTTGCTGTCCACCCGCTTGAAGCGGAACGGCAGCTTGGACACGTCGCCGCTGATCCTGGCCATACACGCGTAGATCGTGCTGTAGCAGGCCATCGTGCCCACCTTCAGCGGCATGTTCCGCTGCCAGGCGCCGGCGAAGGGCTCGTGCACCAGCAGCGACGTCCAGCCCGCGCGGGGGTTCACCGGCACCAGGTCGGCGGCCTTCGCCTTCGGCAGCCAGCTGCGGATCCGGTCAGCGATACGCATCGATCACCTCTCCGACCTTCAACTGCACGTAAGCGGTGGTGAACCGTTCGAGGTCCAATCGCTTGCGGACGACGGTGGAAGCCTCGTGGATCAGGCGGGCGCGTCGCGCTTCGTTCCAACCCTCGACACCGATCTCCAGCGGCACCCAGGCTTCGCGGCCGGCGATGCTGGCCTCGATGCAGATGAAGCGGTCGTCCTGGATCAGGTAGGCGTCGACGGTCACCTCGTCGGTGGTGGACTCGCGCCGGATGCGGCTGACCTGGTTGGACAGGCCCAGCAGCGCTTCCTGGTACGCGGTGCCGATCTTGCGCTTGGCCTCCATGATCAGCTCCCCTGCGGATAGTCCGCGCCGGTCAGCACGACCACCGAACCCTCGCGCTGCACCTCCCAGTTGGTCATCACCTCGGCGAGGAATGCGACCGAGTTGGTCTGGAACAGCGAGACCGCGGTCGTGGCCGTGTCCTCCGGGTCGTCGCGCATCTGGAGCGTTGCCTGGTTCGACACCGACATCCGCAGGCCTTCGTCCGCCGCTGCGATGCCGGAAGCGTCCACCAGCGCGATCTGGCCGCCGTTGGTGTCGCGGGGCGAGGTGCGCGAGGTGATCAGCGGAAGGCCGACCAGGCTGCCACCGCGCGGGCCGGCGTCCGGGAAGGCGGTGCCGCCGTTGGCCAGCGCCAGCTGCGCGGCCGTCTTCGGGTCGGTGATGAAGGCCGCCGCTGACAGGTCCCCGTCGAATGCTGCGATCAGCGCACCGATGTCCGCCACCGCATCGCCGGTCGACGCGATCGTGGGCGCTCCGTTGGTGATCGATGCCGGTCGCTCGTCGGCCACGCCGGCATTCGTGGCGTCCAGGAAGGCGAGATCCCAGACGTCGGTGACCGCGCCCTGCATGTCGCGGATGATGGCGTCCTCGGCGACGTTTCCGCCTCGCTGCAGGGCTTCCTTTGTCTGGACGACCAGGCCGGCGACCTTCGCGGTCTTCAGGGACGATCCGCTCAGCGTCGGCTTGGAGACCGGCTTCGGGTTGGACTCGCCGACCCAGTACCCGGTCGATCCGGTGACCATCGACATCATCCGCACGCCGAAGGGCACGCGGCGCAGCGATTCCAGTCGCCCGAAGACCGATCGTTCGCGCACCAGATCGAAGAACTCCTGCGCGATTGGGTTCGGGGCGCCGAGATTAGCGGCCGTCAGCGCCGATTGCATTGCGCGCAGTACGACGTCGGCCTCGTCCTGGCCCCAGCGGCCCTCGGCGTACCGGCGCCAGCTGTCGAACGACGGCTCGGCATCGGCTCCGATGATCAGGGACCGCACGAAAGTGCGCATGCGGGGGTTGTAGGTGCGGGGCATGTGGGACTCCGGCTGGGGACACGTCCAGACTGGACCACCGGCTATACTCTCGCCAGCGACTTCCGTGGAGTTGCGTGGACTTCCGTGCAACTTTTTTCACTCGGCCAGCAGCAGCGCGGCCAAGTCTTCCAGGCGGTAGGTGCGCCGGCGGGCCACCGTCGTGAAGGGCAGCGTGCTACCGGAATAGGCCCAGTTGCGCAGCGTTCCGACGGCCAGGCCCAGCAGTGCCGCGGCTGTTTCCTCGCGCACGCGGTCGTCGGGAGTCACCAAGTGGCCAGCTGCACGGCAGGACTGGCGTAGTCGTTCGACCTCTTCCGCCAGCAGGTCTGCCTTCGGTCGCACGCCGCGTCCGCAGCATTCGCAGTAGGGTTTCCCGTCGTCGATCATGTGCGTTTCAGCTGCGACGATGATCGCGGAAAAACTCTTCCGCAGGGTCATTGTCCTCGTCGCCGGCTTGTGTCACCCGGGCCTCGTCTACCGGGGTCGCGCCTAGCTTAGAGAGGATCATGCTCAATGCGCGTGCGGCGGTGACGCCAAGCTCCCCGCGGTCGATCTTTGCGGACAGCTGGCACGCAACCCTGAGCAGGACGCGATGCCGCGAGTTGAGCCACGGTAGGCCGACGATGAACTCCGCCCAGTAGCGCTGTTCGACGGCGGTCATGCCGGGGTATGGCGCGCCAACCGGGCCAGCGCCCTTGGGAGCAGTCCGGCCTCGGTATCGGCCGGCATTCTTCAGTGCGGCGCCCGACGCCAGAAGCTTCTTCGCGGGTAGTCTCGATCGTGCCATCAGGGTCGAAATCTCAATTGTGGATGCGCGAAAAGAGGGTCGGCGGCCGGTGTCCGTCGGTCAGGCCCTAGACTTTTTGACCACCCCCCGGGGGGCTCAGGCATCGTGACGCGTCGTGACGCATGCAGTATCGTTCGCGAACCGTTTGCATAACGGTTGCCGATGCGATCGCATGCTCGTAGCAGCGTTTCAGCTGCTCGTAGCAGGAAGGGGCTTCCAAGGGGATTTCGTGTTCGGCCGAATTGCTCTGGAAGCGGTGAAACAGGGGCAGGAGCTGAAAGACAAGGCCGGCTGCCGCCTGGTAGATATATATAAGGGCCGCTCGTTATGAGCGGAAAACTATTCGATGAACAGGGGTTTTTCCGCCTGTAGTAAGCGGATAACTCGGTTCTAGGTTCGAGTAGGGGGAAGTTTTCCGCTCGTTTCTGACGGTGTTTCCGCTCATTTTTGACGGTCTGATTCTGTTTTCCACCAGTCGCAGGCGACGCGTTCAGAGGCGACTTCCAACCCCTTCCCGTCGCAATCGTCAACTGGAAGCCAGGTAACCGAGAACAGGAAGCAGCGTCGCTTCTGGCCGTGGCGAGTGATGCGGATGAACCCGGCCGACAAGAGTTCATCGCGCGCACGTCGTGCCGTCGCTTCGCTGGACCAGCCTGCGTCCGCGAGGTCAACCCACGCCATGCTGAAGTCGCCGTTGTTCCTGCCGTTGAACTGCGAGAACAGGAAAAGAAGCAGCTTGACCGCGTTTCCGGTGAGCCCGTTGAAGTGCTTCGATCGGAGAATGTCGTGGCGCAGCTGCAGGAACGAGTGGCCCTTGCCGCGGCCCGTGTGCTTCGCGCGCTTTCGCTCGGAGATGCGCTTACCGGACACATTGCCCATGTCCTCGTTCCTCGGCCTGCTCCTGCCTCAGCGCTGCTGCGATCCGCACCGCCACGGAGTAGATGCCGGCGGCATCGCGCGCTACCTGATCGGCCAGTGCGGCGTCTGGGGTGCGGGCGAGTTGGTGGAGGCGGGCAGCGAAGCCATCCGCGGTGTCGGGCAGCTGCGAAAGCAGCGGTGCAGACTCGGCCTTGTGGAGTGGTAGCGGCGTACTCATGCCTGGAAACTCCCCAGGGCGGTCTGCAGCACGCGCAGGTTATGCGAAACGTCCTCGCGTTCCTTCAGCACGTGCGGCGCCGTTACGCCTTTGAGTCGGGCCATGGTCTTCATTGCGCACCCTGATCGCGCTGCGCGACCGCTTGGGCGATGAAGCTGTCGATCTCTGACTCAAGCCAGCCGGTGGAGTTGGGGCCGAGTCGGACGGGCTTCGGGAACGTGCCGGCCGCGGCGCGGCGATAGATGCTCGCCCTGCGAATCCCAGTTCGCTTCTCCACCTCTGGGAGGCGGAGGATTGAGTCTCCCTTGCGGGGTACAGCTGACGTTTCCATTGTGTGCTCCTTAGACCGCATGTGCGGTGGTGGGAGCATCTTTTCAGGAGCCTAGCGCGAGGTCATACCCCTTTTCTGATCCTCTTTCCGGTCATTGCCTCGTAGATCGGCTTGAGGTGATCAGGGAGCTTTGCGGGGTCGCCCTGAGTGTTCGAGAAGCGCTGGCCGCCACGCCGGCGTAGTTCGCTTGTGTAGCACTCCTCGACGATCTTTCGATCTTTGAAGTCCGGGTACGTCTCAGCGATTGCCTTGTACAACTCGTTGGAAATGCTTACGCCGACGGAGTGGAGTGCGCAGACCTCGAAGTAGATGCGTAGGCCGTAGCGACGGCGTTTGCTGAGCTTGGTGAAGCTAGTGCGCTTCTTGACATTGAAAGCTTCGTCCAGTGTTCTCACGTGCATGTGCGTGTAACGTCGAATCGCTTGAGCCACGTGGAATGTCAGCCAGTTAGGCATAGGCGCGTCAGACATGCAGACGTCGAGAAGGGCCCTCAGCAGCGCATCGCCGTCGCCGGCCTCGATGCGCTCCTTTTCAGCTTCGATCCAATCGAGGAAAACCTGGGACTTGATAGCGTGCGCCTGGGCCTCATCCGTGAGGCCTTCATCGAGCACGGTCTGCTTGTCGTTCATCGCGTCTGTTCGATGCGGCAGCGATCGTATCGAGCGCCTGCCGCTGGCCGTTGGCCGCTTGGTGGTCATCAGCGAACCCTTGCCTTTCTCGCTAACGAGTCGGCAGTCTCGCGTGCGATCTGTGCGAGCAGACAGGCAGTGTTAGTTTTCTCGCGGTCGCTGTCGTTTTCCAAGTAGGAAAGGCCGATCAGCCGATCCTCAATGACTTCGAGCAGAGCTTCGATCCGGTTCACCTCGGGCAAGATATCGACAAAGGAGTCCGCGCTCATGCCGCCACTTCCTTCACTACGGGTAGCACGCTCAGCACTTTCACCATCGACGCCGCCTCGTAGACATCAAGGTCGTCGGGACGTGGAGTGAAGCAATCCAGTGTCAGGTCTTTCACCCGCATTCCGGAATCGGCCGCGTCTCGCACGTTTTTCTTGAGTGCTTCCAGCTCCGTTTTCGCCATGATCGCGCCAGTGAGTAGCCACTGAATCTGCTTGGCCTCGTCGGCCTCCAACACGTACTTCGCTACACTTTCAGTCGCCATGATCGTTCTCCTTGGGAACGTTGGTGGTAGGTGCGGCAGGGGAGATTGCCCCTCCCTCGTCGCACCGCTTGTTACCGGCGGCTGCCGGATTTCTTGAACTCCAAGACCTTGCCGGTTTCAGCGCGGCGCCGGTCCAGGTAGTCCGCCCAGGCCTGCATCATCTTGCGGCGCTCGGGCAGGTGCGATGTGCGGTTGTAGGCGCGGCCGTTGGGATCCTTCACGGCGTGCGCCAGCTGGTGTTCGATGATGTCCGGCCGGAAGCCCAGCTTCTCGTCCAGCAGCGTGCGCGCCATCGCGCGGAAGCCGTGGACGGTCATCGTGCCTTGCTCGTATCCCATGCGGCGCAGGGCCGCAGTCAGCGCGTTCTCGCTCATCGGACGCTTGGAGCTTCGGCCACCGGGGAACACGTAATGCGAGCGGCTGGTGAGCGGCTGCAGCTCTTCCAGGATGGCGATGGCCTGACGGGAGAGCGGGACCAAGTGCGGCTGGCGCATCTTCATCTTGCTCGCGGGGATGTTCCATTCCGCGGCCTCCAGGTCGATCTCTGCCCATTCCGCCTGCCGGAGTTCCCCGGGGCGCACGAACAGCAGCGGGGCCAGCTGCAGCGCGCAGCGCGTCACGTGGCTGCCCTTGTAGCCGTCGATGGCGCGGAGTAGGGCACCGATGCCCTCCGGTTCGACGATCGCCGCGTGGTGCTTCTCAGGCGTCGGGGCGAGGGCGCCTTTCAGGTCGGCGACGGGGTTCCGGTCTGCCCGACCGGTTGCGATGGCGTAGCGCATCACCTGGCCGCAATTCTGCAGGACCCGGTGCGCGCTCTCGATGGCGCCGCGGTCCTCGATCCGGCGCCCCACGCGCAGGAACTCGGGGGCGGTCAGCTCAGCCACGGGCCGGCCACCGATGTACGGGAAGACGTCGTTCTCCAGCCAGGCGGTCACCTTGGCGGTGTAGTTGGGAACCCAGTCGCGCTTCGTCAGCCACTCACGCGCCACAACCTCGAAGCTGTTGCCCGCGCGCTCGGCGCCGGCGGCTTTCTCGGCCTGCCGATGCTGGCCAGGGTCCACACCATTCGCGAGCAGCTTGCGCGCCTTGTCGCGGCGTTCGCGGGCCTCGGCCAGGCTCACATCGGGGTAGGTCCCATGCGCCAGCAGCTTCTCCTTTCCGGCGAAGCGGTACTTCTGGCGCCAGCGCTTCCCGCCGGCCGGGGTGATCTCCAGGTACAGGCCGCCGCCATCGAACAGCCGCTGTGTCTTGTCGGTCGGCTTGGCCTTTCGGACGGCGGTATCGGTGAGCCGCAT